TGTTCGCCAAGTAAATATGCTTGACCTTGTACATTGTCCATATCGTAACCAAAAGTTACTGCACCTGTTCCAGCGTCATAAAAAGCACGTGTTAAGGATTGTTTGCCTTTTCTAGTTAATCCGTCTACAAGTCCTTGCAAAGCTGGTGCAAGTTGTTCTGTAGCAAATTTGGCAAAACGTTCAAGTAAAGGTAATAGGGCTTGACCTAGTTGTTCTTTGGCTTCATCTATAGCAATTTTAATACGTGCCATACGACCAGCAAAAGTTTCAGCAGCTGCGTCAGCTTGTCCAGCAAATGTTTCACTTAATGCTTTTGTAGCTGCGTCAAAGTCTTTAGTTTTAATAATGTTTTCGTCTAGTGGTACACCAATACGTTTTAACGCGCCTAGGTTGCCGTCATAGGCTTTACCTAATGCTTCTGTAACTGTGGCGAGGTCTTTGCCTGTGCCTGCTGATATATCAAGAGCTAGTGTTTGTAGTTTTTGTGCTTTAGTTATGTCTTGTGTTGATCTAAGAAGTCTGTCAAGGCTTGGACGTAGTTGGTCGTCTGCTACACCTGTAGCGCGTGCTGTTTTGTCAATAAAATCTTCAACGGCTTTAACTTGAGCGTCTGTGGCTTTAGTTGTGTTTTTAAGGGTTATTGCTAAAGACTTTTGGGCTTTCTCATCTTCAACAGCTGCTTTAACAGCGTCAATACCAATCTTAATAGCCATAGCGCCAGCAGCTGCGCCAACTGCCAAAAATGCAGCTGCGCCTTTTTGTAAAGCGTCATCTAATTTGTTACTAAAAGTTTTGGTTTCTCTATCGGCTTTATCAAGTCCGTCAATAAAGTTTTTAGTGTCGGCAAGAAGCGCAAGTTTAAGTGTCCTAATGTCAGCCATTATAAACCTGCCACCCAAGCGTCTCTAATTCTTTCATAACCTTTAAGCCATTCCTGAGCAATCGTTGGTTGAAATCTTGACATAGCACGATACAACCACCAACCCTCTTTACCACCCTTGCCAGAGCGTCTAGGGAACTGTTTGTATTGCTTTGATCCAAATTCATTACCCATTATCACATATCCAGCACTAAAAGCACTAGAGCCAACTTTACGATTACCACCAATACTAAAACTTGGTGCTTTGTCAGATTTAGATATTTTAATTGAATCTGCTACGGCTTGGGCTTGTCTAACATTGTATGGTGCGTTACTAGCTGCACCTTTAGCATAATTAGCGCCACGTTCTGCTAAAGCACTAGCGATTTGTTTCATATCGTTTTTAGCAATATCGTCCATTTTACTAAAAGCACGAAGAAGTCCACGATAATCTTTATCGACTTTAACAAGTTGTATTGTTTTAGCCATTAGCTTGCTCGTTTAATATGTCTATCGCTGTAGCCCATATATCGGGTTCTGCATTGAGCCAATAATCGGGTGTTATCCCAGTTGCTATTGCTAGTTCTACTGCTGTTCGCCCGATACTTCGGGCTTGGTAAAATTTGCTGTCTCAAAATCAGAAGCTGCAATATCGGTGATTTTACTTTTCCAAATGTCAAAGTTTTCAACTTTTTTGGTAACGCGTTGTTGAATTTTGTGAGCCAAGAATAAAAGAAGTGTGTTACTTGGTGTGCTTTCGTCAATAAGTATTTTAACAATTGACTTACTGTTATAAAGTTCTTTTTCTGCAAGTGAAAGTTCAATTGGTCTTGTCCATTCATCAAATTTTTCACCTGTTTCTAGTTCCCACGTTAATTTAAGTTTAAGCATTGTGTGCCCCTGTTCTCTTCGTTGTTGTTATGCAGTTAAGTCTTCGGTTGGGATACCGACTACTTGTAGTGATACTGAACAAGTTTGTGCGTCTGCACCTGTAGCAGTAATTGGTGGGTATTGTGGTAATACTGTACCAGTTAAAGTTATGCCTGTTGTTAGTGTTAACACAAAAGCCAGAGTTGTATCTGGTGCTGACTCGGTTGCGTCCCATAATGCTTTATACAAGCTGTCTGGGCTTTTACCTGCGTCATTCAAGAAGTTAATATCAAGAGTAACGTTAGAGTCAATGTATTTGTATGCTTTTCCTGCAAGAGTGTCAAAAGTTAAACGTTCGGTATCAAAGTTGATAGCAGAATCTAAAATTTGTTCACTATAGTTTTTGGTAGCAATAGTTAAAGTTAAACTACGACCACTTAAAATAGTTGTTGCCATTTCGTACCTTTCCTAGCCTGTGTAGGCTGTTTGTAGTTGTATTTCAGCAGTTAATAGATCAGTACTATTAGTGCTTCTAATTCTTGGGCTACTTACAGACAAGATTATCCAATTTGTAGGTAATAGTCCAAGGATTGTTTCTATATCGTCTTCCAAGTTTGTTAGCGCGCTTGGGTTAGAATACGTTGTACTAACAACTTCTAATGTTAGTCTTACGTAATAGTTTTTGCTATTGCCAATAACCATTGGTTCAAGGTATGGGTCACTAGCTAAAATTAAACAGGCTGGTGGGATAATAATTTCTGGTACGTGATCGTAACAACTGTAGTTGCTGTTTGATGTGATTGCTGTTTTAAGTCCTGAACGTAGCGTACTTAAAGGCATAGTTAACCTACTTGACTATTAGAGTCAATATATTTACTAATTAAACCTGTAACTTTGTAGAAAAGGGTTCTACCCATACGATATGGGGCTGGGGTGTAGTCAAGGGCTTGTTGTGTGCCACCTGCAGCTAGTCTTGATTGGAATACGTCTACAGCGATTTGTAGCACAGCTTCTTCTATAGCTGCGTTGCCGTTGTATTGTGATAAATCGTTTTCAGCTGCAATACCATTAGGAATTACGGCTCTATAATCGGTGTGTATTGGTGCGCTTGTTGTTGTAATTCTAAAAGTATATTCATCTACTATTGCAGATATTGTTTTATTGCCGTTTACGTGTGCTTCAACGCCAGATATGGCAACTGTTGCGCCGTCATAAAATTGGTGTGGTCTTGTTGTGTGAATTGTTGTTTCTGTTGCTGTTTCTGAATAATGTTTGTCAATGCCGACTTTCCATTGAATAAGAAAATCACCAATAGCGTCTTCGGAAGTGTCAATGATCGCGTTTAATGCTGTGTCATCATAAAGAGTATTTGGAACGCCAAGTACAGCTCTTAACTGAGCTGCTGTTACTAATACTGGCATTTTATTTCCTCTCGTTTAGGGTGAGGCTAGCCACAGGGGCGAGACTAGCCTCACGTCTTAGTGGTTTATCAGGTTAAGTTAAACCAGTTTGCGCCAGCTGCAATTTTTGTAGCTAATGCGCCGTATCCGTAGTAATTAACGTCAATTTGACCTGTGTTAATTACGTTGGTGCGTAGTGACAATCTTGGTGATTCGTACCAAGTGTAAGCGTCAGGGTTAATTACAGCCATTGAATAATCTGCTGTGCCTACTCCACCTGAGCCAGTAAAGTTACGGGACACATATAGATCAAGTCCTGCAACTGAGCCACGCAAAGATTGTGGGCTTACTGCGCCAGCTGCGTTGCTTGGTTGTGAAGCTGTGTAGATTGGGCGACCTTGGTCGTTGTAACCCATAATGTTACCCCATTGTTCAGGTGTAACAATAAGTGAGCGAGCAAAGCCAAGTGAAGCTGAATATACAGCTGCAGCTGCAGAGGAAACGTAAGCAATTAAACCTGTTGCAGAATTTGCTTGGGTACTTGCGTTAAGTGTTCCTGTACCTTGAATTGCTGTAGCAACGAATGAATCTGTTGCTTTTGCGTATGCGTATTCCATTTGACGAACTAATTCGTCAAAAAATACTGGTGATGAACGATCTAATAATTCAACTGACAATGTTTGTTGTCCACCAAATTTTTTAACTGATACTGACACAAAAGATGAAGCTGTGTCTGTTTCAGATAAAGCTGCTGCTTCTGCTGTTTCTGCAACTGTTGGTGCTGTTGTAATTTTAGGAATCTCAAAAGACATACCAGAGGTTGGTAATGTTCCTTTAGAAATTGCGTCAATAACTCCACGATCAGCGTTTGCAATTCCGTTAATTACTTCGGTTGCTTGTGGTGTTGGAATAAAACCTGCGTTGTTTGAGGTTGTGTCAGCTGCCATAACATATTGACGGCTGTCTTCGTTACCTAGAGCTGCTCTTAATGAGTGTTCTAAGTATGAGCCTTTAGAAACAATTGGGCTTCTTGGTGCTGTGAAGATTGCAGGACGCGCGTTGCGTTCTTTGGCTTCAACAGCTGGGGTTGCTACAACTTCTGTTGCAACTTCCTCTACTACTTCTGGGGTAACTTCGTTTGACACGATAGTTTCCTCGCTTTCTGTTGGTTGTGAAGTTTCTGCGCTTGCAGCTACTTCGGTTATTTGTGCGTGCTCTCCGAATGCTGGAAATGTGACGTGTGAAACTTCTCTAAGAGTTGCTTCGTTAACAATTACTTGTTCACCTTTGGTTACAAAGTCATCTATCATAGCCCCTACACTAAAGCCAGTTCGTAAACCCTCTTGTGCTTCGGCTAATGCGTCATCTCCTGCATTGGTTCGTGCGATCTTGAATGTTCCGACTATTCCTTTGTCGTCTTCTTCATATCTTGATAATTTACCTATTGGTCTTGTCATATCGTGTTCGGTAAAAAGTTTTATACCTTCACCGATTTTTAATGAGCCTTGTTGGAATACAACGTCGCCCATATTGGTATGTCCTACTTGACCAAAAGGGACAATAACGCCTGTTAATTCACGTTTTGATGAATTAGCTGCGATAATGTCGGTTGAGAATTTAATAAAGTTATTCATTTATCAAATCTTCCCTTTCTCTTGCTTCCTCTACTGTCATTACACCTAGAGGAATAAGTTTTGTGTATATGTCTGCGCGTTCTTGCGCACTTGGGCTATAAAATTCTTCGAGATTGTATTTTACTATAGAACCACGTGGTGTTATATCATTGTCGCTTAATCTTTGTGTAATACAAGTCATTAAAGGACGTAAAGATAAATCAATTAAGCTACGTCTTTCAGCCGTGACGTTACTATAAGTCATTGACCCACCTGCATTCCCGCCGACGTAATACTCTGGCAAATTACAAGCCCTAGCAATTTCAGAAGCCATATATTGACGTGCTTGGTTTAGCGTTAATTGTTCTGGGCTAAATCCTATGCTTTGGAAATCTATTGTGTCGTTTACAAAAGCTGTGCCACGTGTTTGTCTTGCTTCTTTCCAAGAATTTAATAGGGCTGTAACTCTTTCAGCTGGCATTGGCAAGTTTGATTTCAACACAACGTTAGGTGTTGGTTCGTCTGCAAATCTTTTAACTGCCTTTTCTAATGCAAGTGCTGTAAGTATTGTTGTTCCTGCTCTTACAAGTAGTCCCTCGTCATATCCTGTAAATGGAATTAAAGAACCTAAACCATTTTCTGGTACACGATTGCCGTCTACGCTGTAATAACGCACGTTGTGACCTAATGCGTCAAGTGTTCTTGTAACACGGCTTACTGAAATCCATTCAGCTGATAAAGGGCGTCCGTCTGTGCCAAGTTCAAGTGTTCTTAAATATCCTTGACCTGTAAATAGTAAATCTTCTGCCAAAAATGTATATACAGATTGCCCAGTCATTCTTGGGTCGGGAGTTTTTATAAATAGTGGCGTTGGTACTTTGCTATTGTTTGATTCGCGTCTAACTTCTAAAGGTAATGATCCGATAGTTGCACAAATAATGTTTCTAGCTCTTGCAACTGCAGGTACTTGCATTGCTTGGGCGCGTGATACTGCTGATAAACCAAAATAGTCAAAAGGTTGGGCGTATTGTTGATAATTGTATGGTGCTACAGCTGCGTCTACTTTGTTTGCGCTGTTGTCTGGTGTAACACCTAAGAGATTTTGGAAGAAGCCCATAACTTCTAATTCTTTACCAAATCGTTATAATAGTCAAGCACCTAAGCAACTACAATGTCTTGGTTTGAGCCACGTATGCCGTATTGTTCAGCCTTGAATATTGCTAAAACCATTGAAATAGCAGCTGTTGATTGTTGTCGGCGCATAATATACCAAGCCCCAGATTCGTTTGCTTTTTTAATACAAGAATTAACGCTAGCTGTTAAATCAGGTTGATTACTATGAGCAAGTCTACCACCACTCATAGCCGATAATGTTGAATCGCACGCTTGGTAGTAGTCACTTCCTTTAATAACTTCTGCGTTTATGCCTGCCTGTCTTAGCTTGGCAACAACTGAGTCACCACTAAACCTATTAGCAACTATTGCTTCGGCGTTGTAATGTTTAGCCCATTCTGATACACGTCCAGCAATTATTAAATCATCTATTGCGTATTCTGATTCAACACATTCCATTAAACCTACAGCTATTGAACCGTCGTCAAGTATTTGTGTTCCTGTTAATGCCCAACTTGTTCGCTCTGGTGATATTTCTAAACCTAACCAAGTTGATCTATCTGGTTTAAGTTCAAGTATTGGTTGCATACAAGAATTCCAAGAACCAAGTGCCCAAGGGCTGTTCATTGTTGTTACCCACATACTTAAACACTCGGTCATAAACACTTCTGTTGGGTCTGACATTCTGGCTTTGATTGCTGATATGTCAATAGTGCGACCAAGTGCAGGGTTTGCTTCTTTCCAACCCTCTATGTCGTTTAGTTTTCTGTGTGGTGCAGCTGACCATTCCATAAAGTTGATGTCATCATCTGTATCTTTTTCAATTTTGTCTAATGCGCGTTGTCTCAGGTTGTTTAGTACAACGCTTTGATGATCACCTGCGTTACTAATAAAGAAGCCTTGAGAGTTTGGGCGTGCTTGCATTGTGTATGCCAAAGCACTAAAAGCGTCAAAGGTTTTATGTTGTCTTACTTCGTCTAGGTAAACTGTGTCTGAGGATAATCCTCTAGCTGCGCCTGCTGTTGGTGCAATAATTTTGTATCTACAACCTGAGCCTTTAATTTCTATTTCTTCTCGACCATTAGCTCTTGTTATGTGTTTAACTTTACGTCTAAGCCAATCAAAATTGTCTACAACTTCTATAACCTGTCTAAATGTTTCTAGTGATAAGTCTCGGTTTTGTGCTGTGGCTACTTGTAGTTTTTCGTCCCATAAGTAAAGCCCTGCAAGGATACGCATACGTAGTAAATGAGTTTTACCATTTTGTCTAGCTGCAATGATCAGGTTAGTTTTGTGTTGAAATGAGCCGTCTTCTTTTACTTTGCTTGATTCAAGTATGACGTTTTCTTGCCAAGGCAGTAAAGGCATACCAATCTGTTTGGCAAACTCAACAACCTCATTACCTTTAGTTTGGCTTACTAGTGGTGTGGTCTGTAGTCTCGGTTCTGAGTTGCCGTAATGCTTCAAGTGGGTCTTCACCAACTTCTAATTCAGGTTTCTCTTTACGACCAAACAAGCTAAGCCCATACTTATCTAAGATTTGTTGTAGTTGCGCCATATACTTGACTTCTTCTACAGGTTTTAAG